TTAGATAATTCAGGAAATAATTTAAATAATTTTTTTGGGTCCTAATCCTTTTACTCCAGGTAAATTATCAGAATTATCACCCATTAATACTTTATAATTAATAAAGTTTTGAGGCCATAATCCATATTCATCATATATTTCTTTAGGACCATAAAACTTCTTTTTAATAGGAGAATATACTTGAACATTATCACTACATAATTGTAAAAAATCTTGATCAGCAGATACAATAACAGATTGATTAAATTTAGGGGCTAAATAACCGATTACATCATCAGCTTCTAATTTATCGCGAGTTATGATGTTTATAGGAAGTTGATGTAAGTAATCCACTAATCTTAACATTTGTTGGGACATTGAAGCTGATTCATCAGCTAAATCATCAAATGAAGACCAATTAGTAATACGTTTTAATTTTCTATTAGCTTTATAATCAGAATATAGGTTTTTTCTATTTGTTATATTACCCTCACCATCAAATACACATATTACTCTAGTAGGTTGTACTAGATTTACAACATAAGCTAATGATCTTAAAAAACCAACCATACCACCTATATGTGTACCTTGAGTATTCATACTATTAATAACAGCAAATGATCTCATGAAAGTGTTCATACTATCTACTAATAAGACCCTACTATTTAAATGTAGGGCCTCAGTAGTAGAGTCTTCTTTTATATTATCTAAAAGTGTTTTATAACTCATATTATAGTTCTGATGTATCTATTCCAATGAAATCAGGATTATCTTCTTCAACAACATCAAAATCCATTGTTCCTAATATATTAGCCCAATTTTCAGAATGTGCCTTTTTATATTTAGTAATCTCATTAGGTGTATTTTTAATAAACCCATGAGCAGTACTAACAATAGTTCCTTTAGCTGTTATACCAGTTACATGATTTTTATCACATGAAATTTTTGTTTTAAGAGCAAACTCAACTTCCTTACCATTTTTCTGAGCTTTTACTTTTTGAGTACCAGGACTAGTTATGTTACCAAAAGTAATAATGAATGATGAATCAAAAAACATGCTATCACCATTTTTATTACGCAATTTTGGTTGGGCCATTGGCATTAATGCTGGTTCAACCCATACTTTATTTACGCAAAGCATTGAATTAGTGTATGGTTGTGATTCCTTACGTGACATTACAATTCTTTGATTAATAAAATTACTAAACTGTTGTGACATTGCACCAGCATTCCACATAGGATTATTGGAGTTTTTATCCAATGACATTTGACATGGTATAGAACCAATTGAGTCCCATAAGAATAGTAAATCATAAGGTAAATTACCTTTCTTCTGTTCATCTAATAAATCCGCAATAAAGGCTGCTACATCTTCAATGGATTGAAGCTGTTCCCTATCAGCGTATAGAAAGAAACCATTATATTGCTTATTTCCATCTTCATCAACAGTTTCACCTAAATCAAATCCCATATCAGACCAGTGTTCCCAACTATGTTTCATCTCAGTAATAATGATAACTGGTAATACTCCTGTTTTTTGAGCTTCAATAGCCGTTTCTATTAATAATGTTGTTTTTCCTGTGTTACTATGACCCCTAACTAAAGTAATATGCCCTTTAGGAACACCAGGCATCTCTAAAGTTTCTCTTACAGGTAATGTAAAGTTAATCCAGGTTTGTGGTTTAAAGTTAGATGAACTTTGCCCTAAATTCTTACCTTTTTTAAATTTATCAAGTGAAAAGGTGCCAGTAATGGCCTTTCCAACTTTGCCGGAAAGGCTTTCTGTTTTTTGTTTAGCCATAACTAACTTTTAAATAAATCATCAAATTCATCAGCTGCGAAAGTTTCCTTTTTAGGAGCAGCAAATGATTTATTAACAATATTAGACTTTTGAGACTCTACTTTAAATCCTGTTGGTTCAAACTCTATAGCAGGTCCACCAAATAAATCATTTGTTGATTTTTGTGATGATGAGGTTTGATCTTCTTCAGTTGATTCTTCTGGGTTTAACCATTCAGCTAAAAACTCTTTAATTTCTTCAAAAGTGTATTTTTTATAGAATGAATTTGGTTCAGGTTGAGTACTTAACCATTTTTCTACAGAATTGTTATCATCAGATAAAGTTGAGGTTTTTAATGCTGGTAATACTTGTGATTTATTATAAGTTGTACCTGTTGATTCTGGTCCTACAGTTTCAATTTTCATATCTCTACCCTCTAATATATCAGTGAAGTCTCCCACTTCCTCATCAGCAGCTAATGATAATAATGATTGATAAATTGATTTACCGAATTCCCATAAACGAACACCTTTTTCTTCTTCACCTCTTATAATAACAGGAGCAAAAATTCTCATTTTGGGTTCTAATTTCTTAGCCAACTTCCAATTTTCAGGTTCTTTTGTTTTACGTAATTCTTTTGCGAATTCAACAATTGGATCTTTTTCACCAAAATTTAATGGTGAAATAATTGTTCTTTTTCCTATTCCATAATGAAAGTATAATTCCGTAAATGGATTTTCAGGATTGTTTTTAGATGGGACAAATCTTACTAATTGTTTACCAATTGTGGGTTTCCAAAAGTTTAAGGCTTTCTCATCTTTTCTGTTTGAATTACCTCCTTTTGGGGCAGATAAGTCATTCAACTTTTTTTTAATTAAATCTACATTCATAACTTTTTGTTTACTGTTAAAACTAATTTAAGTGCAATAATAAATATAACATCGCTCTTGCAGGAAGCCAAATGTTTTTTAAAGGGTAATTATTTTATGGATTTTAGTGTTTAATCTTTTTAAGTCACCAGAGTGAGTAAGTAATATACAATTTCTATAATCATTCCAATTTATAATAAAAGAGGTATCTAAAAAACCTGAATTTAAGGATTTGATTAGATCATTTAGAGCATTGATTGTATATAAAGTATTAGATTCTTTTTTCCGGTGTAATAAAATAGTATTTTCTAATAAAGAATTAGACATATTACCAGAGTCAACATTATATGTGAAAACATA